GGGACTGTATGGGTCAACACTGGCAGCTATCCAACGGCTCCAAATGTAAATGGTTGGGTTACAAACAACCCTTCTGCAGAAGTTATTGCTGATTATGAAGCCCAGACTGGCAATACCTATGTTGGTGGGCCTCTGACAATCGGATTGCCAAAAGGACAATTTCCAGCAAGCGGTACAGCAAATGCTGGTGATGGGTCTGGTAACGAAACCGACCAAAACAACCAGAACAATCAGGATAACCAAAACAACCAGGACGGTAATGGTCTTCTTGAAAATGCAGCAGCAATATTAGGTGGTTTGTCTGCTGCAGTGTTGAACAATGCCGATCCGTATGATGTCACAGTTGATACCAACACCACCAACACCAACAACACCAACAACACCAACAACACCAACAACACTAACAACACAGATGGCACAGGTAGCACAAACACTGTAACAACTTTGGGAGATTGTCCAGCAGGTCAAAAACGCTCACCGTTTTCGGGAGAATGTGTGCCTGACTACTCAAACACAGATTTCACGAAAAAAACGTGTCCACCAGGTACAAGGTTAGAAGGTCAAACCATTGCATCAAATGGAGACTGTGATCCTGGTGATGGTGATGGTGACGGTGTTTGCGGAGCTGGTACGCAATTGGCTGGACAACTGACTCCTGCAGATGGAGAGTGCAACCCCAACTGTGGGCCAGGAACTGAGCTTGAGGGACAACTAAAACCCGCAGACGGTGATTGCAATCCAGGTGATGGAGATGATGTCTGCGGTGCAGGAACCAAACTTGCTGGTCAGTTAGTGCCAGCAGATGGAAATTGTAATCCTGGCCCTGGTGGTGGCGGTTTCTGTCCGACAGGAACAATTCTAGCAGGACAAGCAATTCCAGCAGATGGTAACTGCAACCCTAGCTCTGGAGAAGGGCCAGGGACTGATCCAGGCACTGGTGGTACTGGGGGGGGTTCCGGTGGGACTGGTGATGTCTACAACTTATTTATGCAAACAGCCAGGACACCTGCAGCACTTTCTGTCCTGGAAAATCGCGGTCTTGATTACGAGCTGACACCTCTACTTTCACGGGTGCTGAATATATGACTTATTTAGATTTGATAAATGCTGTCCTGAGAAGACTGCGAGAAACGGTTGTCACAACTGCCTCAGAGACTGATTACAGTGCTCTGGTCGGTGAACTGGTGAACGATGCCAAGAAGACTGTTGAGAACTCTCATGAGTGGACTTCACAACGATCGACAGTCAGCTTTCCCACTGTTGTAGATCAGGCTCGATACAGCCTCACAGGGGCTAAGATCAACTCCCTGGTCAAAAGGGGTATGAATGACACGACCAATAAGTACCTCACCCAGAGAAACGCTATCTGGTACGAGGAGAAGACCATTTTGGCAACAGCAAGCACTGGATCGCCAAGTGACTTCATCATCGATGGTGTCGATTCAGATGGTTTGCTTAGGGTTTCTGTCTATCCCACTCCTAATGCGATTGAGACGCTAAAGTTTGTCTGTGTCATACCTCAAGCAGCTCTGGAGGCTGATGCCACTCAGTTGTTAGTACCAGACAACCCAGTAGTCCAGTTGGCTTATGCAATGGCTCTGAGGGAGCGTGGAGAGACTGGTGGGCAATCTGCTGCAGAGCAGTTCGTTGTTGCTCAGGGTGCTTTGGCTGATGCGATTGCGATGGATGCGTCCAGACAGCCAGGGGAGCTTGATTTCTTTAGGTTGTAACTATGGCTCAACAACTACAGAACATAACAATTGCAGCTCCTGGCTTTGGTGGCATTAACACCCAAGACAGCCCTCTGATGCAGTCTCAGGCTTTTGCAGCAATTGCTGACAATGCCGTGATTGACAAGCAGGGCAGGATTGCTGCTAGAAAGGGCTACAGCATGACCTCGACGAACGGATCGTCTGTTCTAGGGTCAAGTGCTGGGATCGAACACGTTTCGGAGTTTGTGCAGCAAGATGGGACAAAGGTTGTCTTCACTGCTGGGAACAACAAGATTTTCACCGGAACCTCTACTCTGACAGACACGACTCCTGGCTCATATACCATCACGGCAAACAACTGGTCATCTGCAACTTTGAACGATGATCACTACCTGTTTCAAAGAGGTCATGAGCCTTTGGTCTATGATGCTGGAACCAGTGCTCTGACTAAGATCACTGCTCATGCCAGTGCTGCAGGGACACCACCAAGTGCTCACATCGTTCTGGGTGCTTACGGTAGGTTGTGGGCTGCTGATACCTCTAGCAACAAGAAAACGATCTATTGGAGCAACTTGCTCAACGGTGTCGATTGGTCAACTGGCTCTGCTGGTAGTCTCGATCTAACCAATGTCTGGCCCTCTGGCTATGACGTAATCACTGCTCTGATGGCTCACAACAATCTGCTCATCATATTTGGTCAGCAGAATATCCTGATTTATGAAGGTGCTGACGATCCAGCAACCATGACTCTGGCTGATGTCATCAGCAACATTGGTGCAATCAACAGAGATGCGGTAGTCAACACTGGTAAGGATGTGATCTTTACCGATTTCTCTGGTGTTCGAAGCTTAGGTCGAACGATCCAAGAGAAATCTGCTCCGATTGGAGACATCAGCAGGAACGTCAACTTCGACATCAAGGCATTCATTGCCAGTGATGGTGACAATCTCAAGATGGTCTTCGATCCGAACAATGCTTTCATTTTGTGTGTGTTCACTGGTGTCAGTGGTTTATTTGTCTTCGACACAAGATTTCCGCTTGAAGATGGCAGTTTCCGAGCTACAACCTGGAGTGGGATCGAGCCTCTTTCGATGTACCTCTTCGATGACGAGGAGTTGTACTTTGGGGTCGAGGATGGTCTGGCTAAGTATGACACTCAACAAGATAACGGAAATTCGTACACGATGAGCTATTTCTCTCATCCGCTAGATTTTGGTGACAGCTCCAGGCTGAAGTTTTTGAAGAAGATCAATCTAACGACATTCAATGGCTCTGATGCCAGGGTGTCTTTGCAGTATGGATACGACTATTCAGCAGATTACACAAAGAGAGCCTTCTCTCTGCCTGCTATCAACGCTGCTCAATACAATATCAGCGAGTACAACACGACAGCAGAATATAGCTCCAGTTCGGTATTGATTAACACGCAGAGAATCAATGCCAGTGGGTCTGGGACTGTCGTTCAGATTGGTTTGGAAACAACTGTGAATGGAAAGGAAATTGCAATCCAGCAGCTCAATGTTCAGAGCTTAGTTGGAAGGATGATATAGGAGATAGGTAGTGAGCAATTACACTAAAGCAACCAATTTCACTTCAAAAGATAGCCTGACATCCGGCAACGCTTTGAAGGTTGTGAAGGGGTCTGAGATCGATGCTGAGTTCGATCTGATCGAAACAGCAGTGAACAGCAAGAGCAACACAGCATCTCCGACATTCACAGGCACTGTGACAGTTGCGAATCTGACTGTAACTGGCACGACAACAGTGACAACGATTGACGGAGGGACTTACTAATGGCTCACAATCCGTTCCACACTTTCATAAGTAATCCCACAAACCTAGCTGGCTTGGCTCAAGTCGGCTTGGGTAATGTTGCGATCAATAGGCTAGAGAACTTGGGTGATGATGCTCTGACTCGAAGCAACAATCTGATTAGCAACGTCAAGGAGACTGGCAAATTCAATCCTTTCACGGTTACTGCTGGCCCTGGTTCTGTAAGTTTCGATAAGTTTGGTGGTGCTACATACACCACTGATCCCTCACTGGCTAACTTCCAGACCAATCTGACCAATAATGCCCAGGCTGCTTATAACGCCATATTTAAGCCGAAAGTCGATCCGGTCACTGGTGAAATTACTATTGATCAAGGAGCAAATCGTCAAGGATTCGTCAACGCAATAACTGGAACCACGGACATCAAAGGCAACTTGCTCAATGAGGGTGGTTTGAGTGAGCGTGAGCAGTTAGTCAGAGACCTTGTTGGAAGCAATGTCAGCCTCACTGACCCATTTACTTCTGCAGGTATAGCTTCCAGAGAGTCAGATATTTTCGACCGTCTGCAAGCCCTTAGAGAGCCTGGTAATGAAGAGGCTAGGGTGAACCTTGATCAGCAGTTATTTGCTCAGGGCAGGGGTGGTCTTAGAACCGCACAATACGGAGGATCACCAGAAGAGCTTGCTTTGCAGAGAGCGATCCAGGAGCAACGTAGTGCTGATGCAGTGACTGCTATTACTCAAGCAAGGCAAGAGGCTATGGACTTGTCTAATCAGCGTCTCGCAGGACTACAGGAAGCCAGAGCGGGTGCTCAGTTGCTTTCAGATCAGGTTCTTGGTGGGTACGGTGCTCAATTTGATGAAGCAAATATCGGCACTGCAGCAACCTCCAGAATGCTACAGGATGCGTTCTTGCCAGCGACTACATTAGCCGATCTTGCAACTCCAGGGTTGCAGGCGAGTGATATAGCTACAACTGCGAATCGTCAGCTTGCTGGTTTTGAAAGAGACGCTGGTATTGCTGCACTGAATTATGACTTAGGCACAGAGCAGAGTGCTGGCAATCTTAGACTTGCCCAGGCAGAAGCTTTGATCAATCTGTTGCTAGGTCAGCAAAACAATTCACAGTCGAGCGGAATGTCGATCAACGACTATCTTGAAATGATGGGAATCGACTAGGAGAAAATTCATGGCTGGAAAAATATCAGATTTACTCATTGGTGGTGATCTTATTGATCAGCAGTTGACTGAATTTCTCGATCCTGGACTTAAAACCCAAAATGAGATCGCAAGAAGAACCTCAGCAATGTTGACTGGTGTTGCACCAGAAAGCCCAGGAGCACCGACTGCACAGATGGCTGCAAGGCTTACTGCTCAAGGTTTTGAAAACTTGCGGAGAGGGCTGGCTGAACAGAACCCTGGACGCTTTGCGAATGAGGCTGAGTTGTTCCAACAGCAAGTGCAGGGTCTCAATCTAAACGATCCTGCTGGTCGTGCTGCTGCAGTAGCTGCTGCTCGAAGGATCAATCCTGCAAGAGCTATGCAGCTTGCTCAGGCCTTCCAAGCACAGGACGTTGCTTCCCAGCAAGCAATAGGAAATCGGTTTGCTGTGCAGAATAAAACCTACAGTGATGGCAGTATTTTTAATCAAACAGCAACTGGTCAACAGGTTTTGATAACCCCAGAGGGAACATTTACAGACCCGAGGGAGATTGCTATTCGTAGGCGAGCTATCGAGGAAAACGAAGCGCAAACGCAAGCTCAACAGACAGTTGACGCTGCTCAGTTATTAGCAGAGCAAGAGATGGTCAATAACCAGATAACCGAAGCCCTAACTAAGCAAAACCAAGTTGATGACCGTCTTCAGGTTTATAACCAGATACTTGCAGTGTTAGACGATGAAAATGCAAATCCGAGCGCATTACAGAGCTTGTTCCCATCATTTTTGAGGAGTAATGCGACCAATCAGTTCTATGCGCTTACTAATGCGTTAGGACTCAATGTCATTGCTGGCACAACCTTCGGTGCTTTGAGTGAGAGTGAATTGCGGTTTGCATTGCAGACAGCAGTTCCTGTGCTGGATGGTAGAGATGCTTACGAAGACTACTTCATGCGCAAGAGAGAAGTTGAACAGAAGCTGCTGAATGAGTTGATCAACTATCAAAATTATTTACAGGGCGAGGGAAGACCAACAAGTCTTGGCGCATTTAGAACAATGACAGAAAGGCAGGCTGATTTCACATCAAGGGCAAACCCTGATCAAAGAATCGAAATTCCTGAAGAATATCTGAATGTAGCATCAAACCCTGCTAACACTGGCATATTGAGCAGCCCAGAGGAACAAGCGGCATTTGACGAATACAAGGCTAGTTTACCGAGGCAAAACTAATGAGCGGGATCGACAGAGCCACTGCAAGACAGAACATCATTGAAAAACAGCAAATTCTATTTCGAGATAAACCAGAAAACTGGGAGCTTGAATTTGCAACATTAGAAACTGCTCTTCAATCGATAGAAGCGGAAATTCCAAAGACAGAAGACCCTGGCTTGTCTATTAACAATCTGGGTCGTGCCGCATTGAATAGGTTGCCAACCAGCTTTGCCAGAGCTGCAGATGCTGTCGGTGACTTGGCAAATTTCGTTGTTGGGCCGAAGGAGCAGGTCGATGCACAGGGCTACGCTTTGCGTGACCCTATAACAAACAGACCTCTGCCACCTCAGCGACGATTCGATTTCGGTCTTGAGGAGAAGGTCGGAGAGTTTGGTCTGCCCACCAGTATTGATTTACTTGGCGAGCAGAATGCAAACATTGCGCTTGGCATCGACTTATCAATGGACAATGCAGTTCTGGCATTTCCTGTTGGCAAAGGCATCAATATGAGTGCAGCGACACTTGCAAAGCTCCCTGGGACTAAACGACTCACTGATCCGTTCAGGCATTTCGACTTGGTGGACGAAATTTTTTATGGGTCAGCTTCTGGGTTTGGTGCAGGGTATTTCTCGGAAGACGGGGAAACTCCCAACTTAGCAGCAGAGATTCTGACCCCTTTGGGAATAAGTGTCGGAGCTAGTGGCGTATACAAGCAAGTGCTTGCTCGGTTGTTCCCTAAGTATCGATCATCTGACTTGAGTGAGGAAATGGCTTTCACTCTACTCAACAATGCTTTGGCGCAAAGCGGCCTGACGATTGACGAAGCTGTCGAACGATACACTAGGCTTGGCGCAGAAGGCTTGCTGACGGATGTAGATGATCAATTCAGAAACATAACCAGAGAAGCAAGGTCACAGGGGGTGATGACTGGTTCTGATACTCGTGCTCTCAGCTCTCGCATTGATGGTGATATGGCTGATCTGGCTAACACTGGCAGAACTGGCAGGCTAAATGCAGACATTGGTCGCACATTGGGAACAATGGATGGGGATACATACATCAGGACGATCCAACAAGAGCAAAGCGGAAGAATCAATAAGCTTTATCAAGATGCAAGACTAAGCAACACAGGCCCAATCCCTGACGAGGTTATGGATGTCCTGAATCTACCTGGAGACATGCAAACTGCAATTGCTGCAGCAGAACGCAATCAGCGAAACCGTCTTGGCTCAGTAGCACTGACAGAAGGCAAAGAAGGTGCTGATCTGTTTGAACACAATTTCGATTACATCAACGCGATCAAGCAAGCCCTGGATGATCAAATTGCTCGCAAGACCAGTGCATTGAATCCGAATGCCTCAGAGAGAAATGCTATCTCTGGTCTGATAACTCTTAGAAACAATTTAGTTCGGCAAGCTGATGAGGCTTATCCAGGATTCGCTGACGCTCGAAATGCTTTTGCAGGAGTTGCTGAGTTAAAAGACTTGGTGGAGAGAGGCAGAAACATATTCAACAGGAACTGGGATATTGGTTTATTGGATGAGGCTGCAACAACATACGGAACAAGTGAGAGAAACGCTTTCCGGATCGG